CTTCATCGTCCTCATCCTCAACGCCGGTGCCTTCACCACCGGCTGCTGGGGCCTCTGTCTCAATAGCTGTCATCTCATCAGTGAATTCCATTTCAGTGAAATCCTTTTCCTGTAGCTTGCGGTGGATACTCTCAAGGCTCCACGGCAACCCTAGTGACTTAGCCGTCATCCAATCCACTAGTGTCCGGCCTTCAACCGACGCGTCAGTGAAATCGACATTAGGCGTCACAACTACCTGCTCGGGGTCAGCGCCGACCCAGGTGGCAACCAACCTCAAGATCGTCTGGAGCCCTTCAGCCCCAGCCAATGCGATTTGGTTTAGTGAGGCCGTGCGGGCACCAACTCGGATCTTCAGTGCCTCACCGGACTCAGCGTTGCCGGCCCTGGTGTCGAGCAGCTTCCCACCGGATTCAGCTGCCTCTTTCTTATCATTCATCAGGCTCTCACGCATTTCCTTCAGGCCCTTGGAGTCGGTCCCAATGTACTTAGCGTCACCGCCCTGCGGCACGTCGATATGCGCACCGGCCCCGGCCCTCACCTCATCGCCTTCACCGCCGCCGATGATCACGAGGGTATCTTGGCCCTGCATAAACAGAGCGCCTCTGTAGTCGGCGTCAGCTCGGTAGATCGTCAAAGCCAAGTTGGCCAGGCCCAGGAGTGGCGGGTCATCCGGCGTGGCGACAATATCCCGAGCGTTGATCATCACAAATGGGATGTCCTCCATAGTCCGGCCTGCGATGGACGGCGTGATCGTGTTCTCAGGATTGATTTGTAGGTTGTTCTTTTCCGTGAGGACGGCCATATTGTATAGCTCAGGGCCCTCCACGCCTGGATCCAGATCACCCAGCATCAAGACTCGATACCTGCGGACCAATTTCCAATCCAGCTTCTGACGCTCATTACGACTCTCATTCAGCACTACGAGATTCAACCGGCTGCGGCTCTGGATGTCGGGCTGGGTATCGTCCCAATTGGTAATATCCTCAGCCTCATACAGCGCGATATAGGGCAGCGTGCCTACCTGGGCACCGTCCTCTATATCCGCCAGGAGCCCGAGCCGTCCAGTGGTCAGCTGGTGCTCGTTGATACGTCTCAGGAGCATCTGGAGGCTTTCGCCCTTGATAGTGGCGTTGTCCAGTAGATCCTCCATAGACTCAGGCAGCTCGATAGTAGCAGGCTTGGCGTGCATAACGCCCAACAGGGCCTCTACAGCCTCACTCACACACTCAGGAAACCGGGCACGCGTCTTGTAGGCTTTATAATTCTTGTAGCCGGTCTGATTCTCGTTGACAACCCCATCCAGGATCTGACCTGGAGTGGCCGGCAGGTACTTGAAGCCCTTCTCTTTGATCCGGCGTTCACCCTTGAAGGTGTCCTTCATAGTTTCCCAATCACCCTGGTGCTCAGCGTACAATGGGTGAGTCGTTTCTACACCTGAACCGCTCATATCTATCTCCTGAATGATAGTTGTTTGTCAGCTCTATTATAGCTAACTGGCCACGCCGGAAAGACGCCCGCTGCCGCGCTTCACGGCACTGAACACCACCATATACCGAGATTCATCACCGATATGGTCCTCAGTAGACGTATCCACATCATCAGGATCTTTCTCCAGATCCCTGGGCAATACCGGCACGGTGCGTCGGAACTGGTCACAGCGATGACAAATGAAGATCCCCGGAAACTCACGTGGGCCGTTGTGGCGCTCTTCTGGGGGCAGGGCCTCTGGGTTGGTAGCCAGGAAACGCTCACGCATCAGGCCCCAGCCGAGCTTGCGTGTTCCAGGAGCCGAGTTGCTGGATACAAACCTCAGCTGCCGGCGTTTACCCTCCACAAACTGAGGCTTCATAAGCTCACGAGCGTAGCAGATCCCGTTCTCAGTCTTGAAGATAGCCGCGTCAGCCGGTCCAGCTAACACCCGTTTATGTATGCCCAGGAGCAGCTCACGCTCGATGATGCCCTTGGCTATCTGGTGATTCAGCATACGCAGGCCCTTGTTGGGCTCACCGTTCCACCCGTACCACTCAGCGATACGGAACAGATCACCCCTCACGGTCGAGCACACCCTGTTCCCGATCTTCACATCAGTGCCGTCCGAGACGGCCCACCAGCCTACTGAGAATGGAGCTGAAGAGCCCCAGTCAAATGATCGGTATATCTTCCAGGAGTGGGGCACCTCAAAGTCTGGGATCACGTGACGCTGAGCGTTCCACACGTCATCGAACATACCGCCCGCCACAATGTCCCAGGAGCCGTGAAGCCAGGCCTCCAGAATCGCCTTGTTGCCCTTAGCCGCCGCACGGATCTTGGATTTGTATTTAGGATCTGCCGTGAGCAGGATCTGATTCTCATCTAGGTGGCCGTGAATAGCGATACGCTCAGGCAGGGCCTCTCCATCTTCATCAACCTCCTCAATCAACGGCCCGTACATCTCACCAGGAGCCACAGGCAGCTGATACCGCATCTTGACCCAGTTGTGCCCCGGTCCCCAAGGGTTGGTCGTCACTCGGATCTTGCGAGGCATACCAACCACGGTAGATCGTACACAAGAGAACATCTTCAAGAAGAAAGCCGGATCAGCCCAGGTCGTCAGCTCCTCAAACGCCAGCCACGGCCAAGACTTTCCGTGATAATTCCAATAGTCACTTTCCTTCATACCATAGCTGAAGGTCAGCGTCTCACCGGTGGGCCACGTCCACTTGTGGTCTGAGGCGTTGTAGGTAGCACCCGGCCAGATCCGCTTGAACCATTTGTGGCTCTTAACTATGACGTCACTGAGCTGGGGAAAGGTCTGGCGAAAGAGTATGCCCCGCCACTCGGCCCCAAACCCTTGACCCACGTGCTGACAGAAGTCCATCAGCAACGCGTCGGTCTTTCCTGGACCACGGTTGCCCTCATAGCAAACCTCTTCAGCAGGGCACGACAGAAACGCCTCTTGCGATCCCGGCTGCGGAGCCCAAGCTGCCTCCTGCTCGCCCTGTTCTGTGATCACATAGGCTCTGAGTTGGCCGTCTAATTCACGCCAGTCAACTAAGCCGAGTTGGCCGGCAGGATCTACCGTTGCCGTGCTCATTCGTCCACGTACACCTTCACCTTGCCGTATTTCTCCAGGACCAAGCGCCGACGTTCACCGTTGACCTCGTGGAATATACACTTACCATCTGTGCCCAACGGATAATACTTGATGTATCCGGTCTCATCATCGGCTGTAATAACCAAGGGCGTCAGCACGCCGTCGAAATAGACCTGAACGCTGGCACAATGGTTCACCACATCATAGCCTGGGTCATCTACTTCAACAGAGATTCTCATAACAATTCAATCCTCACTTTACCCTTTAGCTCACCGACTTTCCTGACGTCACGCTCCTTGCCTTGAAACGTCTGCCGGACCATACGGCATTGTTTCTGCTCATCTAGGTCCAAGACCTTAACAACGCCGGCAGCTTCATCAGCGTATACGATTGGAGACTCAACTAGCACATCGTTCAAATACACGGCCACCTTCTTTGGATCGTGTGCGCAATAGCCTGAGTCGTCCGGCTCTAGGATAATCTTCATTCAGGTGTCTCCTGGTCTACAACCGTTGATGGTATCTGCCGGCGTTGACGCATCTTCTCAAGCCAGGCCTCTTTGTTTTCGACTCCGTTGGGATTCACTACGAGCACGCCGCCAGGCACGTTCAACTCCACGGCGCTCTTGTCCCGATACTCGGGATCAACCCGCTTGGCCTGAAGCTCAAGCATACGGTCGCTGAACTTGCGGACGTATCCACAGAACTGACCCTGGTGGAACTGAGGCTCAAGCCAGCCGGTGATCGCTCGATTGTGGACGGCCCTCCTGACTTTATCCCGGTAAAGGTCCATTGCCTCTTTCTTCAAGGCTTCAAATCCGGGATACTGCTTCACCAACTCCAGGAAGGTGCGATATGAAACGCCCTGGCTTAGACAAGCGTGAGCGTAGACGCCATAGTTGACGACGTGGTTGAGGACGGCTGCGCAAACGGATGGAGTCCAACTCACTCGCTCGTGACTCCAATCCCGGCCCGCCATCGCCTCTTCAATGTCCCGAGCGTTGAACACTAGGGTCTCTTGATCAAGCTCAGGTGGAGCCACCAAAAGAGCCGCCGAGCCCGCGTCAAGCGCCGTCTCATCCTCCATATGACGCTTCAACTCCTCAATGATGGCTTTACGATCTTCAGCTGTGAATCGTTTATCACTCATAGTGCTATATCATAGGGATCTCGCGCCCGTACGCGCGTGGCCCACGCGGATGCTGCGGGATGCCTAAGCCCAGGAGGCACGACAGTGCTACTTAACCTGAGCGGGATCTCTGAAGTGGAGTCAAAATCAAAGATCCGTAAACCCTGTAGTGAGCAAGGCCCTCTTAACCTACTTAACTTACTTAACCTTTATTAATAATAAATAAAAATAAAGGAAATAGGGGTATTTGAAGAAAACCTTAGCGTTTCCGAATCACGTTGAAAATCGGAGTAGGTTAAGT